AAGTTTAGAGACCCCAAAGTCAAAGGTTTAGAGCACCAGCATCATGCTACTTACGCGCATGGTTTGACTAATCAGCAAGTTGTCGAAAAGTACGGCGCAGAAAATGTCTACTTTGTGGACCGTTCTCGCAAACACCGCTATTTGTATTTTGTTGGTAATAAAAGTGAAAGGCGCCAAATGTTGAAAGACTGCAAATACCCAATGCTTCCTTACCCCAAGAATGCATTATGACCCTGCGTGTCCACATTCTCAACAGTTACTGCTGGGGGTGTCGCCAGTCCGGCCTGTTCGGCGTCGCCCAACACATGTATTTCCTGTACGACACCGACGCCATCGAACACGTCGAGAAGGTCGGCGACATGGTGGAAGGCTGGCTGACTTGCCGCCCGATGATGCGCGAAGGCGACGACCCCCGCTACCACACCGATAGCCCCCACGTTCGGGAATACCTCACCCCGGTGTATTGGGACACCCGAACAAACCGCACCCTTGTGCAAGAGTACGCATGGCATTGGGCACAACAGCCCCCCGCGTACCGGTTCAAGACAGGCGAGATTTACAGTGCAGGCGAGTGAGCGCATCTTCCAAGACCAGGTGGCGACGATGGCCCGCGCCCAGTCATGGCTTGTGTTCCATGCCGCCCCGTTTCAAGTACGGCCCGGCGTGTGGCGCACTTCAGGGAAAGGCTTCCCCGACCTTGTCATGGTCTGCCCATTCGGGCGGGGCACCATCTTCGCGGAACTGAAAACCGAGGCCGGCAGGCTGTCCGACGACCAGCTCGACTGGGGCGAGGCGCTGGTCAAATCAGGTGCCGAATATTACGTCTGGAAACCATCGGATTTAGAAAACATCGCGAAACGCCTAACGGAGCGGCACCCGACCCGTATAGTGCGCGACTAAATCGTCGGGGGTGTGCGAGCATCGTCTTCATTGGCGGGTTCACCTCCCTCCCGTCGCGAACGGCACCCTCGACACCATCGCTACAACCGAGACACCCAAGGCCTCGTACGGATTTGCGCTGTGCAGGTAATTCACACCCGGGGACGGGGGTAGACAACCCATGCGCCACGTTAGATGGCGACGGGTTGAGCAGCGTTTCCAAACGACATAAATGGCAGACGGTGAAGGTCACTAGCAAGTAGAACGGCAGCCGAGGGTGTAAACCCCTGAAATGCGGGGGGATGCTCCATTACGCTCAACCCGAGACAAGGGCTGCGAGACCGCAGGTCGAAGCAGAACCCAAGCCCGAAGGGCGCGGGAGAGCCACCGAAAGGGCCAAACAATGACACGACGTTCCACCCCCGAGTTCCAACGCAACCGCAAAATAGTCCTCGCCGACAACCCCGTCTGCAGCTGGTGCCGACGAGCCCCAGCCACCGAAGTGGACCACGTCATCGCATGGGACGCCGGAGGCACCGACGACCTCGAGAACCTCGTCCCCGCCTGCAAGCCCTGCAACAGCCGCCGAGGCGCCGAACACGTCAACAAGAAACGAGCGCTCCAACAGCAACGCAGACACGAAGCAATGAACGGAGTTTTTCAGCCTCAAAACACCAAGCCCCCGACCCCTTCCTTCGTAATCTCTCCGAATGATGCTGAACCTGCTGGTTCTGAACCGACTGAACTGGTTCGTCCCGGTTTGGGTGTAGCGGAGCCGAGACTGGCGACACCGGCTATTGGGTACGAGTCCTACGGGCCTCTGATTGCGGCGTGGGGGGCTGAGCATCTAGGGCTGACCCTGTTTCCGTGGCAGGTCCGTGCCCTGACCCAGGCGTTCACCCACAGGGAGGATGGGTCGTTTGTTCACAGCCGGTCGATTACTACGACGGCCCGTCAGAACGGCAAGACCACGATGCTGGCGTGCCTGGTGGGGTGGGCGCTGACTGAACTGCCGAGGATTTGGGGGCGTCCGGTGCGGGTGCTGAACGTCGCTCACGAGTTGGCGTTGGCGACCGAGGTGTGGGAGGCGTTGTCGGACACGATGGAACTGTGGGAGGAATCGGGGGTTGCGAAGGTGACGTGGGCGTATGGGCGCAACAAGGTTGAGATGGTGGACAAGTCCCGTTGGGTGGTGAAGGCCGCGACCGGGAAAAAGCATGGCGGCACCTACGACCTGATTATCGCCGACGAGTTGTGGGCCTTGTCTGAGCCTGCCGTGTTCGGGGCGTTACTGCCGTCGCAGATTGCAGTCCCGTCGCCGCATTTCTTTGCCACCTCGACCGCTGGCGACGAGTCGTCGAGGGTCATGCTCCGGATGCGGGAACAGGCGCTGGCCCTGATTGACCGCGGCGAGCAGGGCACGCTGTCGCTGTGCGAATGGTCGTTGCCGCCGGATGTGAACCCGTGGGACCAGACGAACTGGGGGTGGGCCAACCCTGCTATGCCGATGACCATCAACCTTCAGGGACTCCACGACGCGGCGGCGTCCCCCGACAAGACCTCGTTTCTGAGGGCGCACTGCAACCTGTGGGTGTCGGCGGCAAACGCGTGGATTGCGCCCGGGGTGTGGGCCAAACTGCAGACTGACGACCCCCAACCAGCCGGGGGCGTCCTGGCTGTCGATTCCTCGGTGGATGAGACCCGTTATGTGGGTGCCCGGGTCGGGTCCGACGGGGAGAACATCGTCGCCAGCGTCGGGCTGGTGGCAGAACACACCGCTGACCTGTGGGCTGAGGTCGAGCGGCAGATGACCGCCGACCCGACCCTGCAGCTGGCTGTCACCCCGTCGCTCGAGTTGATGCTCCCGGAAAAATGGCGGAAACGCACGATTGTGTGGGGCTATGGGGAACTGCTGAAGGCAACCCCGCTGGTGCGGAACCTGATTGCCGAGGGCAGGCTTCGGCACCACGGGGAGCAGATGCTTGCCGAGCATGTGAACAGGGCGGTGCTGGTGCGGGCCAACGGGTCGGTGGTGGTCTCGTCGCAGAAATCCCCTGGCCCCATCGAGCTGTGCCGGTGTCTGATTGCGGCGGCGGGCTACGTGGTGAAACCTAAGAACGCCGGGAAACCGACGCTGGGGATTGCCCGCTAGCAAACCTTGTAACAGGTGCTTGCTACTGCTAGCATCGGTATCACATGGCGTTGCGCAAGAAAGTACGAACTGCCGCCTACGGGGCTGAGGCCCCTGTTCGTGCTGCCGCCGGTTCGGTTGGGGTAGGCCAGTTCCTGTCCTACATGACGAACAGCTCGGAACGCATCGCGCTGACCGTCCCCACCATTTCCCGCGCCCACGACCTGATTGCATCCATCGTCGGCGCCATCCCCTTCAAGCAATACACCCGGCAATGGACCGGGGAGGACTACGAAGAGATTTACCTCCCGCTCGAGACGTGGATGGACAAGCCCGACCCGAAGGTGACCCGGAACTTTATTCTTGTAAACACCTTCACCGACCTGTACCTGTATGGGCGGGCGTTTTGGTATGTCACGACCCGCTACTCCAACGGGTTCCCGGCGTCGTTCACCTGGCTGCCGTACGCCAACGTTTCAACCCCCGACCAGGCGGGTCCGGTGTGGTTCGGGCCGTCGCCTGAGATTGACTTTAACGGGATGGCGCTCGAGCCGCTGAACGTGGTGCAGTTCATCAGCCCGATTATGGGTGTGGCCTACTCGGGGCAGAAGGCCATTAACACGGCGTTCTACCTTCAGCAGGCCATTGACAAGATGGCGACCCTTGAGCAAACGCCGGGCTGGTTGCAGCAGAAGGGCGGCGAAACCCTGTCCGGTGAGGAACTGGCTGACCTTGCCGGGTCGTTGGCGTCGGCTCGTAAGCAAAACGTCATGTTCGCCCTGAACGACCTTGTGGAGTTCCACGAATACACCCGCGACCAGATAGACGTGTTGGGTGAGCAGCGCCAGTACCAGGCGCTTGAGTTGTCGCGTGTGGCAAACATCCCGCCGTGGCTTCTCGGCATCGACGTGGGCGGCCTGACGTATCAGAACGCCCAGGATGCCCGCCTGCAGTTGTACCTGTACGGCGCCAAGCCCTATCTGGACGTAATCGAGCAGACCTTGTCGGCAGACACCATCCTGCCCCGGGGCAGGATG